TGTTTTGGTATCCTCTGAAATGTGTGGTAAAACCGAATCAGAGAAATTTACCACAGAAAACTTTTGTTCTTTATTAATTGCCTTTGCGTTCATATTATGTAATGATTATATATTCGTTTGTTGATGTGTGAGATTTTAGTTCCTCATCTAATGGAATTTGTGGTTTGTATTTCGGTTTATCATGTGATTGAGAATGGAATACATTAAATGAACCATTCCATATTGGTTCATTATTACCAGTTGCACTTAACTCTGCTCTATATTCTTGACCTTGTACCGCTCCACTTATCGATGCTGTAAAAGATAATAAAGATTCATAATCATTTATCGAAATACCTGATAATGAAGCAGTAGTATTTGTTAAGGTTGTCATATCTTGTAAACTCATTGTCAAATCAGTTTGAGTATTTGCAACGGTTCTTATAGTATATGAATTAGATTGTGATATGAAATAAGTCAGCATTATCTATAAATTATCTTGTTCTTATAATATAATAACACAAGATTTAGTATAAATATCACAAATAAAAAAACCCCACCTTGTGAGTGGGGTTTTTCAAGAAATATATATAGGAACTTCATATAAGGGATGAAGTATTACTCCTGATATATCATTTATACTGAATTATGAATTAGTTCCGTATACGATTGTAGGTGCAGCTATTAATCCAGCGAAAGCATCTGATTGTGTTGAACCTGATAAAAATGCAGCTGGTAATTTCTCAGTACCAGTGAAAGTTAATGAATAACCGTAAAGGTCTCCCATTGCTCCACCAGTTTGGATTGTACCTGCTGTCATATCAGCACCTTCATGTTCACCAACTAACAACGCATCTCCATTCATTGTCCATACAATAATCTGAGGTCTTCCGTATGCCAACAACTTTAATTGAGTTGTCATTTCATTGGTTAACTTCTTCAGATTCAAAGTTAATTCTTGAGAGAAGAATGTTGTACCATTATCTCTTGAAGTATTAACAGTTTCTGTGTATGAAGAATTTCCTTTTAATTCATAATAGTATACTGTTTCTCCAGATAGAGTAGTAATCTCTCCATCGCCGTTTTTCGTGAAAGAACCGGTAGTAAAGTTCAAAAAGTAAACTCCTTGAAGTCCACCTACTGAGTCTTTACAAACTTCGTTTCTTCCTGCTGTGATATTACATGCCATACTATTAAATGTTTTGTTAAGTTAGTAAAATTAATATGCTCCGTAGTAAACGATGTCTTGACCGATACCGAACTGAACACCAGCGGTATATCTCATGATGATTCTATAATTCTGAGAACCATCTAGGTTAGCCATGTCTAATACACGAACTTCGTTGTGGTCTGATAACAAACCGGTGCCGAAGAACAAGTTAGATTTTTGTGCTGCCACAATCTTATCATCACTCATACCTGGGCAAAGTACGATTTCAACACCATTGAAGTTGAATGGTTTCTCTCCAACGTTCATTTGGTTGTTCCAACCATTTGCACCTACTGCACCACCTGCAAGAGCTTGTTGATAAGCCTTAGCAACTTTAGTACCAACGTAGATTAAAAGGTCTTCTTTACCATAAACGGCAGAAGGGATAGTTTCAACTACTGAGTTCAATTTATCTAATACGTTTCCTGAAGTTACAGAACCAGAGATGATTACTGAACCTGATTTAGCAGCTAATACTGCTCCAGCTCCACCTGCTGCGATAGAAGATGAGAATGCTGTTTGGAATCCTAAGAAAGAACCATTACTTGCAGTTCCTTGCCAGATTGCAGTTTCAGTAGCCTGAGCAACGTTTCCAGCAACATAAGAGATTAAGTAATCATTGAATGAAGCAGGGATTGTATCGAATGCAGAGAAACCTAATTGTAAAGATTCCCATGAGTCAACGAATTCTTGCTTACATAATTCAAGGTTTACTTGAAGTTCTTTTGGTTCTAAGATTCTCTCAGAAAGAGCAACTGAACCAGAAGTTACGAAATCACAAGAAGCATCTTGTACGATTCCTGATACGTCAAGTTTCTGAATAACAGAACGATACTTAACGTTTGGTTTGATAGTTACCAATTTGTTATCTAATGTCTTTGCAGAAAGAAGAGCAGCTGCGATATACTCACCAGCGGCTTCACCTGCATAGGTATTTTGTGTAAAAGTTGGTAACACAAAGTTTTGTCTTTTTTTCATTTTTGTCAAAAATTTGGGTTAATTAATTATTTTTTGTATAATCTTGCAAGAACTCTTTCTTGTGAAGATAGATTTCTTACAACTTTATTATTTTCTTTCATGATAGAGAACTTTCTTGCCTCAACAGGAGCACCATCCAACTTAGGTAAGTCTTCTTCTTCCTCCATGTCTTCTTCAATATCAGCTTCTTTATCAACAACTTCTTCCTTAACTTCTTCTTGCATCTTGATTTTCTTTTCAAGTTCTTCGATTCGGTAAGAAAGTTCTTCGATTTGTTTTGCGATGTCTTTATCAGCACCAACGATTTCTCCTTGGTCTACATCAGCAGGAACACCATCACCAGTTGAAGGAATATCACCAGGTGCTGTTTCGTAAGTTTCTTCTTCCATTTCAATTGGAGCATCTTCAGGGTTTGAAGCTGGGATATCTTCTGCTTCTTTGATTTCTACATCTTCTAATTCTACGTTTTCTCTTTCAACGATTTCACCATCTTTAGTAATTACTTTAATGATATTTTCGTTTCCTGATTCATCACGAAGTACTAGTTCATGTTCTCCATCTGGAGCAGGAGTTTTTGTTCCATCTTCAGAAACAACTTCTAAAGGTTCTCCTACATCAAATGTAGGTGATTCCACGATTGTTCCGTCTTTTAGTTTAGCATATGTTAATTCTACTTCGTTTGATTGAAGTAAAGTAACTAACTTTTTTAATACTGTTTTTGCGTTCATAATCTAAAATCTATTGTTTATATTAATAACACGGAATTTCCGTATCGTATTCATTTTTATGATTGTACCCAACCAAATAATAGGTATTTACCTACTTTTGGGTCATTGGCATCAATCTGAATTGTTTGGTTTGTATGTGAATGTGTTAAAGTAATCATGATATATCTCCTTTAAGTTTATTAATTAATTTGTGACCAAGATGAACCATTATGGAAATATAGGTTAGAACCTGATACTGCCAATTGTCCTACACCACCTGCTGGTAGTGGGTCTTGTGCTGTCAATTGTATTACTTGTTCAAATTCAACCGTTCTCTTAAACGATGGATTACCTAATTTTTGAGGAATGTTTAACCAAGTTTGTGGAGTGTAAGAACCATCCCAATCTTTGAATGATACACCACTTCCATCTACTGTCAAATATAATGCCTCATCGTATGTGAATGCACCATCCCAACCATTTAATAAAATCTCTGCACTTTCTTCAATAAGGTTTATAAATGATTTTTTATTACCCTCTTGCCATTGTTGTGCAGTTCCTTTGAATTCAGTGAAGAAGTTAGGGTTCATCAAGAATGATGAATTGGCACCAGGGTCATCCATCAAGATATCTCTTGCATTGATGTTTCCTGATTGAACATTTAAGTTTGCAGTAATTGTTTGTGTACCATTAAAGGTATTAGAACCAGTTGTTGCAAATGAACCTGTTGATGCAATCAATGAATTTACCTTACTATCATTTGAGGAGGTATAAGCATTGAACGATGCTGTTGTTGCTAATGAGCCCGTATCTATATTCAGTCCATCCACTGTGACAGACCCTGATTGATATGGACTAATTCTATCTACGAATAATCTACTCATAATTTTTTCCTTTTTTTATTATTATATTTTTTTTTATGTTAATGTTACCGTTCTCCAAGATGAACCATCATGGAAATATAATGCTGAACCTGATGTTGCTAAATCACCAACTGCACCCGCTGGTAGTGGGTCTTGTTGTCTTAATTTTAAGGTTGATATATTTGCCGAACCTGATGAGAAGAAATTCAAATCAGTATAAAGGGTTTCATCAAATGATGAACTATATTTTGCACCAACCATTAAATAAGTTGGTGAACTATTAGAATTTGTTTGGTTATATATTATACCTGCACAAGAACCAGTATATTGTGTAAAGTTTAATGCTGGGAAACTTGTTGGTTGTGCTGAAAGAGCCATAGCATGATTTTGTGGTATGCTACTCGTTTTTAATTTAACACCAGGAGCATCAAAGAACATACCGAGAGCGGTAGAAGTACCAAATTGGAATGCCCCATTTTGCATTCTAAAATAATTTCCACTTGGCCAATTTAAATCTAATCTTCCATCATTTGCAAGTCTGAATTCATTAACAAAAGCAGTTGAAGATTGATTTAATGTAAATGCTCCATCTAATACTTCAAGATTACCTTGGAATACAGAACCTTCTAATATACCAGTTCCCCCTTGAACATAAAGTTGGCCTTTAATTATAGATGGATTGTATAATGATGATGATACATACAATGAACCCGTTATAGTTTGATTACCTATAAATGTATTAGAACTTAAAGTTGCAAATGAACCAGTATTAATTGGTGGTAGTGGTTGTGAGAATACAAATACCTCACTATCTCCTTCTACGGTTATAGTTCCACTAATACTTGTAGGTCCTACTATAAATCCATTAGTATCAGGTCCAACCACAACATTATCAGTTATAGTTTGTGGATTAGCAATCAAATTTGAAAGTGATATAGAAGATGTTACTGAACCATCTATATCTTGATTACCAACAAAGTTGTTTGAACCTGTGGTTGCAAATGTATTATTTAAAATTTCTTGTGATGCTGTAAATGCATTTAAAGAAGTTAAATCTGAATGTGAATCCCAAGAAGCAGTTGATACTGCAACTGGAACTCCTGTTGAATCTCCTACCCATGCATATCCTTGTTGGATGTTTGGTAAGTTGTTTCCAATTTGATTGAATACTACACCTCTACCGTTGTTTGCAGAACGAGTTATAACTCCTAATGATTGAACCGAGTTAGCAGAACCAGTTGGTCTTGTTGGAGTCCATCCTCCACCTACTCCTAAATAAACTACGGTTCCTGCAGGGTATAAAGATGTATCTACACCTTGAATCTCACCACTAATGATACCAGTACCAGTTCCACCTGCTGCAAGTGTTGCATCAAAAGCAATTAAGGTTGCAGGTCTTCTTGCTGGGTTACCAGCATCTGCACGATATACGTTTGCATTATCACCAGTTGCTCCTGATACGAATAAAGGAGTTCCTCTTAATATTGGTGTAGCTTCGTGATTGTGGATATTTTGATGAAGTGTTTTTACCCAATCAAATGAAAGGTTACCTGCTCCATCAGTAGATAAGAACATATCAGTTACTCCATCAGTAAAGGTTGTATCTTCTAATACTACTTGTGAAGAACCTGATACTACACCTGGAGGTAAACTACCTGCGTTTAAAGCAAATGAAGCGGTTACTGCATAAGAGGATGAAATTGCAGATTGTACTGAACCAGTGATTCTATTTCCACCAAGATTACCAGTTGTATTGGTAAGGATAATTTGTGATGAACCTGATACTACACCTGGAGGTAAAACACTACCACTTGCATCAGGGATGTTTACTGCAAAGGTTGAACTATCACCTTTAGTAAAGGTCATATTTCTTGTTCCATTATTAAATGATGCGGTTACAAGTAATGAACCAGTATCAAATGATATTGCGTTTATTCTTGAATCAAATGATGCTGAATCTGCAGTGTATTCTGCTTGATTGACCGTTGAGTCAATCATATCTCCGTTAAAGCTTCTAAGATTAGAAGGTCTAATCAACCCCGCATTGTTATTTGGGAATTGTTGATTATTTTCTACTCTTAATGCCTGTTTTGATAATTCTGACATATTCTCTACTTATTATTATTCGTTATTTAAAATTATATCAAATCCATCAGAGTATCCATCACTAAATGCTCCTCCTTTGGTTCTTCTTGGTGATTGGATTACACCTATTCCTTGTTCCATGAGGGCACCATTACAACACCTAACATGATATATATCTTCATTTAAACACAAACATCCTCTACGCGAATTCTTCGGTGAGGATAAACCTTGAGTTGGCCCGATATAAATACCTGAGTTATTTTCTCTATTAACTGAGTAACGTAAGTTACCGTTACGAGAATTACTCCATTTTGAGTTACTCCAAATCGCCATAATTTATTAATCTTTTATATTATAACACCGTAACTCTTAAAAAGTGTAGATTATCCTCTTCCTTTCATTGCTTCTTTATGTAATATAGATTCTAATAGGGCTTTATCTGATTTAAATGCCAAAAATAACAAACATTGTTCAAGAGGAAGTGTACTTACTTCATCCATTTTCCCAATATCCCCTCCTGCGAGGTCAAAGATTGAGCTATAACCTTTCCACTTTTTACCAAAGTTTTCTTGATGTTGGGTGGAATTTCCATTTCCTTCAAAGAGTTCAGGGTAGCGTGGAGTAAGTCCTTCCACAAAACGATAAAAAAAAAGAGAGCACCGAAGTGAACATCCATTCTAACCGTTAACCATTTCTCCCAATCATCTTTACCTTGGTATGGTTCTATCTGATATAATTCACCTTTCTTAGTTGTTACTGGTCTATATAAGATGTTCATTATCTTTGCCCAATTTTTATCTATGGTTAATCCATCATATTGGGATACATCCAAGTACGCACCATAAGCCATCTTAGATAAGTTAGGTTCAAACCCATATTCTACTCCACCAATAGTTACAAATCGTTGTAGTGGTAAAGATTCGGGTTTTTCTAATTTATAAAATCCATCTTTGAATTTATTATATGATTTTAAAGACATTCCTCTGATTGCATCTAAATGTACACCACATAAGTGATGAATCATCAAATCCAATTGTACATCTTCATTATCTTTATAATTCTCTAAATCTTTTTGTAACTTTAAATAACTCAAAAGAGTTACATCTTCCCATTTAGTTGGAATTTCTATTTCAAAAGTTTGTTTCATATTAATTTAAATTTATATTCCATTTTTCGTACTCTTCATATCTTTTTTCTAAGAACTTAATATAATTGTACGCTTTCTTTAATGTTGCTTCTCTATTTTTTATCATTGCATCCATTGCTATTACTTTAGAACGCAATTCTTCATTCTCACCCATGATTTCTGCCATGGCCAATCTTATCTCTCTTATCTCATTCTTTGAGAATAAAGGTTCATCATCTGATTGATATGGTGTATTTTCCCGCATTTATTTTCTTTTGTGTTAAAGTTTCCATTACTGCATAGCGAATAGCATCTATCGTATGGTTCGAATAATCAACTGGTTTGTTTTCAAAGTTTCCGTTCTTATCAACCATCCATACATACTCACTAAATTCTCTAATCATGTTCTTAGAACGTTTAGTTACATGGAGTTTGTAGTTCATCATTAAATCAATACCCATCTTTACCGAATCTGGTCCTTTCTTAGCTGGTTTGATGTTAAATCCTGCTCTATATATTTCTTCGATTAATCTACCTTCTGCAGAATCTGCCCATATCTCGTTTCTACCAATATCCAATGATTTAAGATAATTTACTATATCTCCAGTCACCATATTTGTTTTAAACAACAATTCATCAAGATAAAGGTTATTATCTTTTTTAGAAAC